GCGTTTCGCTTGCCGGCGACGGCAGGCGGCCCAAAAGTCAAAACGGGCCAGCCCCTTATGAGAGCTGACCCGTTGATTTCTTTGGTCGGGGCGGCGGGATTCGAACTCGCGACCCCTTGCACCCCATAAAGGCCAGACGCTAGGAAAGCCGCGCCTTTTCAGCGACCCCCATTAATGCAATCAATAACTTAGGTTACGATAGACCCCGACAGGCACCGATTGGAACCGACACCACCCGGAAAGTTTTCCGAACGTGGTTCCGAACGTGAAACCGATGCAAGGGGTCGAGATGGCAGAAAACCTACTTTCCGATGCGCGCGTGCGCAGCGCTTCAGTCGAACGTGACGGGCACTACTTGCCGGACGGCGGCGGGCTTCGAATCCGGCTGCTGCCGGCGAGCAAGACGCACCCCAAGGGCGCCCGGCTGGCCGAATTTCACTTCAAGGTGAAGACGGCCGGCGAGTTCAAGCACGGCGCCCTGCACCTGGGCACCCTCGGCGACCCGTTCACCGACGCTGCCGGCAAGACTCGACCGTTCACGCTGGCCGACGCGCGGGGCAAGCGCGACGCGGCGCGCGAGCTGGTGAGCAAGGGCATAGACCCGCGCGAGGCGCAGCGGCTGGCCGAAGCCGAGGCCGTCGAGGCGCAGCGGCTGCGCCTTGCCGCACTGGACGGCCGGCGCACCGTCAAGGAAGCATTCGGGCGCTGGCACGAGCTGTACTTGACCGCACACCGCAAGGACGGCGGCGAGTTCGTCAAGGCCATGTTCGAGCGGCACATCCTGCCGGCCATCGGCGACAAGCCCCTAGAGTCCCTGCAGCGGCGCGACGTGGCCGACCTGCTGGACACCATCACCGCGCAAGGCATCCGGCGAAGCGCGAACATGGTGCTTTCGCTGCTGCGCCAGTTTGTGCGCTGGTGCCTGGTGCGCGACTGGATAGAGCGCGACCCGACGCTGAACCTGAGCAAAGCCGCTGTCGGCGGGAAGGACAAGCCGCGCGAGCGCACGCTGTCGGCGCTGGAAATCGCGGAACTGCGCGACGCCCTGCCCGTGTCGCGGCTGCCGGCGCGGGTGCAGCACGCCCTATGGGTCATCCTCGCGACCGGCTGCCGTGTCGGCGAGCTGTCCGGCGCGCGGCTGGCTGACTTCGACCTGAAGGGGCAGACCTGGCTGATTCCCGAAACGAAGAACGGCACCGAGCATCTGGTGCACCTGTCCGAGTTCGCGGCCGGGCACCTCAAGCCCATGTTCGAACTGGCGGCGGGTTCGGCCTACCTGCTGCCGGGCCGCACCGGCGAAGACGAAGAAGACCGGCCGATTTCCGACAAGGTGCTGACCAAGCTAGTCGGCGACCGCCAGCGCGACAAGCCGCTGAAGGGCCGCACGAAGGCATCCGGCGCCCTGCTGCTGGCGCGCGGCAAGTGGACCCCGCACGACCTGCGCCGCACGATGGCGACGCAAATGCGCGCCGAGCTGCGCGTAAGCGCCGACGTGGTGGAACGCACCCTTAACCACAAGCCGCAGGGCATCATCGGCACGTACCAGACCGGCGAGCTGATGGCCGAGCGCAAGGAAGCATTCGAAGCCTGGGGCGCCGAGCTGCAGCGGCTGATGAAACTGGACCGTTCGAACGTGGCCGCGCTGCCGGCCGGCGAAAAGGCCGCAGCATGAAGCCGCGCGTGAAGCCCGAACTGTCGGCGATGCGCGCCCGGTGGGCGCAGAGCTGGGCCGAGCGCCAGGCCGCGCCGGCCGACACCCTCACGCCCGATGAGCTGGCGCAGCGCGCGGCCGATGAGCTGGCGCAGCGCGCGGCCGATGAGCCGGCGCAGCGCAAGGCCGAATCCCTGCGCGTGGCCGCACATCACCGCGCACTGCAGGCCGAGGCCGCGGCGCATGGCGACAAGACCACCGCGCGCACCCTGGGCATGCTGGCCGCGCACCTTGAGCAGTCCGCCGCGCTGGCCGAGGCCGAGATACGCGACCGCGCCGCAAAGGCCGCGAAGTGGCAGCGCACCGCGCGCAATCGCGCCATTGCAAAGCACGACCGGCCAGGCCGGCGCCCTGCCCTGCGCGACGTGCTGGCCGAAACGCTGGGGCCACTCAAGCGCGAGGGCGTGCAGTTTCGGGTGCTGCTGCGCCGCTGGCGAATGGAGCGCATCGGCGCCCTGCGACTTGAAGACCTGGGCGCCGGGCGCTTTCGCGTGACCGACGAAGGCGGCGACGAAGCCGCGCACGCCGACTACACCCGCGGCACTCTGCAAAGACTCTACAGCGAGTCCCGATAACGACCGCTTACCGCTAGCGCTGGCTAGCGGTAAACGCGGTTCGACACTGGATTCCGTAGCAACTACGGAGCCCACGATGGCACGACGCGCAGAGCGAGCCGCAGCGAATCCCGCCGCGGATTTTTTGACCGACCCCGAGGCCGCGCGACTGCTGAATCTCGGGACGACGAAGCTGGCCGAGCTTCAAAAGACCGACCCGACTTTTCCGACGCCCGTTCGTTTCGGCGAGCGCGCGAAGCGGCACGTTCGAACCGAACTGCTGGCGTGGGCGCTGGGCCGGCGCGGCACCATCGGCGGGCGTGTCGAAAAATGAAAGACGCCCCGACCGACCAAGGACACGGGGCGCCAGTGGGTGGGCAACTTTCGTTTCTCGACCCGATGCCATTTTCCCCGACGCTGCCCGCGCCGAACACACTTCCCGACCGGCTTTTGTGGGTGTTGCTGGCCGGCGGCACGGTGGACCATCCCGCATTCGAAGAATTGACCGGCTCGTGGCGCCTGGCCGCTGCTGCCGCCGAGCTGCGCGCGCTGGGGTGGCCCGTTGAGACCATCGAAATTCCCGCGCCGACGCCCGAAGCGCCGCAGCGCTGCATCGGGCGCTATCACATGGCGCCCGCTGCAATCGAAGCCGGCCGCGAGCTGCTGCGAAATGCGAGGGGCGGCGCATGAGTGACGCGGAGACAAAAACCCGCGCGCGCAAGCCGACCCCATACAGCGACGCCTACATCCTAGAACTGCGCAAGGTCATACAGCGCACCCACCCGGACAAGGGCGGCACGGCCGAGGCATTCCACGCGGCGAAGGAACGTTTTGACGCAGCGAAGGCTCGCGCCGCTGCGCGCAACTACCGCCAGTTCGAGGACGAGTGCGAGCGAGTTATGCGCTGGTGGCCCGACGCACCGCCCACGAGCGATGAGTGGGGCGCCCTCATGCACGGGAAGTGGCACGGCGGCCGAGACGCGCTGCGCCGCTACCGTGAGACGAAAACTCAGCAGGCGCAGCCTGAGACGAAAACCAGCGCCGCGACGCCTGAGACGAAAACTCGGGCTGAGACAAAAACCCGCAACCGCGGGGGCCGGCCGCCAGGCGTGTCGGCATTCGCTGCCTGGGTGCTTGAGACGAAAACCCCGCGCGCATCGGCCTATCGCCAGTGGGCCGCTTTCATGAGCGCCACGGGCGAGACGAAAACCGCAGCCCGTGCCGGTGCCGATGCGCTGGCGAAGTTTCTGCGCTGGAGGAAAGCATGAGCCGCGCTCAAGTCGAGGCCTGCGCCGCGCGGCTGGCGCCTGCCGACGCTGCGCAGTTTCAAGCGCAGATGGCCGCCGCCGCGGCGCTGTTCGTGCAGGCAGTGGAACTGCGGCGCAAGGCCTGGCAGTTCTACCGCGACCGCTCCGGGCTGACCACGCGGGGCCGCAAAGCATGATGGCCGCCGACTTCGGCCCTATCGACCCGCGCCACGCACTCGACGCGCTGCGCGCCATCGACCCGGCATGCTCGCGCGATGAGTGGCACGCCATCGGTCGCGCCGCCCTCGCTGCTGGCTTGAGCGTCGATGACATCATCGCCTGGAGCGAACCCGCCGCGAACTACTCCGGCGAGCGCGACACGCGCGCCGCATTCCGCACCATCAAGGCGAACGGCGGGACTACGGCCGCGACTCTGTGGCGGGCCGCATTGGATGCCGGATGGCGGCCGCCGCAGCCCGACGCAAAGTCCGCGGGCATAGGTAGCCCTGGGCGCCAGCAAAAGGCCCGCCACGGCCCAAAAAATGGCCCCCGGGGGGCATCTGCAGCCGAGGTCTGGGCACGCTGCAAACCGGCGCCGGCTGACCATCCCTACATCACCGCGAAGGACGGCCGGCCCGAGGGCTTGCGCGTGGTGCCCGATGCCGACCCGCTGCGAATCGCTGGCGCATCGGTGGCCGGCTGGCTTGTGGTGCCCGTGCTGCCGCTGGACGGTGCCGAGCCGGTTTCGCTGCAGTTCATCCCGCCGCCAGGCGAAGGGAAGAAGCTGAACCTGCCGGGTGCCAGCGTGGCCGGGGTCTTCATCGTGGGCGAACTGGCGCCCGGCGGCACCGCGTATCTGTGCGAGGGCATCGGGCAAGGCTGGGCCATTTGGAAAGCGACGGGCGCCGCCGCCGTGGTTTGCTTTGGCTGGGGCCGCGTGCGGGCCGTGGCCGGCGAACTGCGCCAGCGTGACGCATCGGCGCGCCTGGTGCTGGTGCCCGACGCTGGCAAGGAAGCCGACGCCGAGCGCGTCGCCCGCGAGGTGGGCGCCGCCGTGGCCGAAATGCCCGAGGGCTGGCCGATGAATGCCGATGTCAACGAGCTGGCACAGCGTGACGGGGCCGACGCCCTGGAGGCGCTTCTGTCCCGGGCCAGCGAACCGCCGAAGCCGGCGCCGCGTTTCAAATTGCTGGGGGGGGCCGACCTGGCCGCACTCCCGCCGCTGGCGTGGCGCGTGCGTGACGTGCTGCCGGCGCAAGGGCTGGCGAGTATCTACGGACCGAGCGGCAGCGGGAAATCGTTTCTCGCGCTTGACCTGGCCGCCGCCATCGCGGAGGGCTTCGACTGGTTCGGCTACCGCGTGACGCCCGCGGCCGTGGTGTATGTCTGCCTGGAGGGCGCCGCAGGGTTCCGCCTGCGCGTGGCAGCGTGGGAGCGCCACCATAAGCGCCCGCTGCCCGCGGGCCTGCGCGTGGTGCTGCAAGCCTTCAAGCTGACCGAGCGCGAAGACGTGCAGGACCTGGCCGGCGCCGTGCTGACCGTGGGCGATGGTGCTGTGACGTTTCTCGACACGCTCAACGCCGCAGCGCCGGGCATCGATGAGAACGCCAGCCGAGACATGGGCATCGTGCTGGAAGCCTCGCGCGAGCTGCAGGCCATGACCGGGGGCCTGGTGTGCGCGATTCACCACGCGGGCAAAGACCTAACGAAAGGACTACGCGGGCATTCATCTTTGCACGCTGCGCTTGATGCCGTCATCGAAGTCACCCGCGACTTTGACCGCCGCGAGTGGAAGGCGTCAAAGGTGAAGGACGGCGCCGACGGTGAAGCGCACCCGTTCCGCCTGGAGGTGGTGCAACTCGCACCAGACGACGAAGGCGAGCCGGTTTCATCGTGCGTGGTGCGCCCTGACGACACGCCGCAGAACGCCACCCGTTCGAAGCTGCCGAAGGGCGGCAATCAAAAGGTGGTGCTTGTTGCGCTGGGCGACCTGCTGCGCAAGTCCCACGCATACGGCCGGGCCGGGGCGCCATCGCAGCGGCCGTGCGTCGAGGTCGAGGGCGCCGTCGAGGCCATCGCACCGCGCCTGGTGTGCGAGCCGGTGCGGCGCAAAGAACGCACCAGACAGGCCATGACGGGGCTTGTCGCTGCCGGCGTGGTTGTTTGCCGCGAGGGTTGGCTATGGCTTCCCTGAGGGTTCCCGAAGTTCCCGTTCTTCCCGTTTCTTCCCGAAACGGGAAGACTAGGTTTTCCCGTTCTTCCCGCGACCCCTTTAGGGGCGCGGGAAGAACGGGAAGTCCACGCGGTGGGGTCAAGGGGTTTGCCGTGGGCGCCGCGACCACGAAGGCGCCGGGTCCTCCCCCGGCCACCCCCTGCACGGGTGCCATTGGAGCGCGCAATCGCACTAGTTAGTGAACACTGACATTGGTAAAGGGTGAAGGGTGAATGATGAGTCAAGCTGAAATCGCACGTCAACTCGGCCTGAGTCCCGCGTCGATGACGAAGATGAAGAAGCAGGGATGCCCGACGCACAGCGCCGACGCCGTGCGCGAGTGGCGCCGCCGGAACGTTACCGGCTACTGCCGGCCATCCGAACCGCCGCGGCCGCCGCCACCCGAGGCCGCACCGCCGCCGGTCGACGTCGACGTCGAACGCCTGGACCTGGCGCAAGAGCGCGCGCTCCTTATCCGAGCGCAGCGCCAGGAGGTCGAAGGCCGCCTGCGGCTGGCCGCCGGAGAGTACGCGCCCATCGCGCTGTTGGCGCAGGTGCTGGCCGACGCCAGCGCGGCGGTAGTCGGGCACCTGGAACACCTGCCGGCCCGCATCAAGCGCGCCTGCCCGCTGCTGCCGGCTCGGGCGCTTGACGAGGTACAAGCCGTGGTGGTCGCGGCGCGCAACGAGTGGGTCCGGTCCACCTGCGAGCTTGTGGCCGCCAAGATTGATGAAATCGACGACGGCGACGAGCCGGAGCCGACGTGACCACCGACGCCGTCGCCATCCTGGCCGAACTGCGCGAGCAGCGCGCCGAGCTTGCCGCCGTGCGCCGCCTGGTCGAGAGGCTGGCCGGCCACGCCCTGACCCCGCCGCAGCGCGCCGCTGTCGAAGCGCTGGCGGGGGTCTTCGGCACGGCGCCATTCACGACCGCCGAGGCCGTGAAAGCCTGCGCCTTGAATGTCGGCGCCCGCCCGGCGCTGCGCGATGCGCTGCTGTCCCTGGTGGGCGCCCTGAGCGGGCAAAGGGTCGGCATCGCGCTGGGGCGCATCGCGGAATTGGGCGGCGAGGCCGGCGCCCTGCAACTGACGGCACCGCGCAACGAGCGCGGCCGGCGCCTGTGGTGCATCGACCGCCGCACTGGGTGGGGCTGAGTGTGGCCGAGCCCCCCGCGTGCCATTGCCCCGCCGCACCTGTCTAGGCATGCTGCGGGCATGCTCAAAGACCTCACCCCTTCCCCCTTCGGCGCCCGGCTGGGCTTGACCCAGCACGAGGTTTCGCAATTCAACTGGCACGAGTTCGTGACGGCCGCCGCCCGCGGCGACGCATCGAAACTGGGCATGGTCCGCGAGTGGTCCGCCGCGACCGCCGCGAAGCTGGGCCGCGACGTGACCGGCCCCAGTTCGTATTTCATCCCGCCCGATGTTCTCGACCGCCAGCAGAGCCAGCAGACGCGCGACCTGGACAAAGGCAGCACGACCGGCGCCTATCTGGTGGGGACCACCTCGCCGACATTCGGCGAGGTGTTCCGGGGTTCGTCCCTTATCGACGTGTTGCCGATGCGCAAGCTAACCGGCCTGGTGGGCGATGTGACCATCCCGCGCATGACGAGCGTTAGCGCCGCCTGGTTTGCCGAGGGCAACGAAGCCGCCGACGCTGCGCCCGTGGCCGGCCAGGTGAGCCTGACGCCCTACACGCTGGGCGCCTATCTGGTGATGTCGCACCAGTTCCGCACGCAGACCGGCGGCAGCGCTTCGCAGTTCATCGAATCTGAACTGGCACGCAAGCTGGGCGCCGAGGTGGGCGCGGCACTGCTGGCCGGCACCGGAAATTCCGGGCAGCCACTGACGCCGTTCGCAACGGCTGGCGTGACCGAACAAGCCGGCGCTTCGATGACCTGGGCAAAGGCCGTCGCGCTGCTGAACCCGTGCGAGTCTGTGGGCGACAGTAGCGCCGTGCGCTGGGTTGTCGGCGCCAATGCCGCGGGCGTGCTGCGCCAGAAAGTGCGCGAGACCGGGCAGGCGTCCTACATCATGGAGCGCAACGAGATTGCAGGGTATCCGGCCATCGTGACGAGCAACGCGCCGACCGGCGCGCTGCACTGCGCGAACTGGTCCGCCGTGGTCTTTGCGCAATGGGCCGGCATTGAGGTAGCCGTGGCGCCCTACGGCCGCGGCGGCACGACCGACTTTGCTTCGGGCATGTTCGCCATTCGCTGCACGGCAACGGTGGATTTCTGCACCCTCGCGCCGGCTGCGCTGGCACGCACGACGGGCACCATGTCATGACCGAGCGCGTGAAGGTGCGCGCAACGCGCACGCTGCTGCACAGCGGCCGCCGGTTCGAAGCCGGCGACTTTCTGGACCTGGCACCGGCCGACGCTGCCGATGCGCTGGAATCCGGCCGCGTCGAGTTGGTTGACGCTGCCGACCGCCCCGCCGTGCTGGCCGGCCGCCGTGCCGAGGTTGTCGCGCTGATGCGCCGTGAGCAACGCACGGCGCCGCCGGCTGATGGCCCGTGGTTTCCGATGAACTACTGAGCCCGCGACATGGACGCACTGCTGCAAGTCGAAGTTGTCGAGACCGGCGCCCTGGTCTGGCTGCCCGCCGACATTGCCGAGCGCTGGGCCAGGCTGGGCCGGGTGCGGCTGCCGGCGCCGAAACCCGACGCGCGCTATGCGCGACCATCGGCGCTGCCGCTGCGCCAGACCTGGCAGGACGGCCGCTTCTGGCCCGCGGGCTACACCACCCGCCTGCATTGAGTGAGCCGGGACGGCGCCGCTGCGGGAATCAGCGCCGTCAAGGTGCGGCGCCGGGCGCTTAGGCGAATGGCCGCACCACCTACCATGAGGCGCCGCGAGCCACGCCCGCACCCGTGCCTAGGCGTGCCCCGCCAAGAGCAGCAGCGGCTCGCCCTGATAGGCCGCCTGGCACTCGCCGAGCTGCAAGCCGGCCAGGCCGAGCAGGCGCTTATCGACCTGCGCGCCGTGGCTCTGCTGGTCGGCGAGCTGCTGCACGGCGAGCGCTTCACCGAGGAAGCCCGCCAGGCCGCGCAGGAAGCCGCTAGCGCCCTTGCAGCGGCACGGGTGGGCGCTACCCTGCCGGCCACTGCGATAGCCCCGGCAATGGCCGCTGTCGAGCTGCTCGAGCTGGTGCTGCCGCATGTGACCTGGCGCACGCTCGCGGCGGCGAAGGTGGCGACGGAAAGGGCCGCTGCCCCTACATAGCCCCTACATGAGTCCGCAGAGTGGGCCAGAAAAGACAAACGGGTTAGCGGTTCCTCACCTGCTAACCCGCGTCAATCCTTGGTGCCGGTGAGAAGAGTCGAACTCCCGACCTTCGCATTACGAATGCGCTGCTCTACCAACTGAGCTACACCGGCGAGGAAATATCGGCGGGTCACCACCGACGGTTCCGA